ACCAACGCCGGGGGAGTGAGTGACGGCGGTCCGGATTTCGACCGGATCGTCGCGCATTACTGCCAGATGTCCGGCGAGGCCTGGACCGATGCGCTCGAAGACGAACTGACCTTCGCGCGCATCTTCGCGCGAAACGCCTTCTGGCGCGACAATCCGCCCGCCGTCGCCTTGCTGACGGCTTTGGCCGTCGGCTTCGGCGTCTGGACGCCCCAAGCGCGGGCGGACGCGGACGCCGTCGCTTCCCTGCGCGCGCTCTTCCCCACCGGACGTTTTTGATTGCCCCATTTGCGCCGGCCTGCGCTGGCGGACAGGATCAGCATGGCCGATTCGACTGTTTCGATTTCCTTCGGCGCCGACGCCAGCGACTTTCTCGAAGGCGTCGCGCGCGTTTCGGCGGCGCTGCAAAGCCTGCCCGTCGGCGTGAGCCAGGTCGCGCTTGGCATTGACAGATCGTCGCAGAGCTTCGCGGCTTTCGGCGCCGGCGCCAGCAACGCGCTGGCGAAAATTGCCGAAGCCGCCCGCGAGACCGGCGCCTCGCAGCAAGACGCAGCGCGCGCCAGCCTGATGGCGATCAATGGCGAGATCGCCGTCGAGCGCGCCGCGCTGGCCGAAAAAACCTCGCTTTTCGCCGAGCTGACCAAATTGAAGGTGATGAGCGCCGGAGAGCGCCTTGCGGCGACGCAGGCCGAACTCGACGCCGAATATGCCTCGGAACGCGCGCTGCTGGACAAGGCGCTCCAGATCGACGGGCTGAAGCTTCAGCAACGGCAACTGGTTCTCAACCGGATGCTGATGCTGGACGCTCGATATGGGCAGGACAGCCAAAGGATCATGCTGCAATCGGTCGAGCATATGGTCGCGCCGATGGACCGGATGATCGACTCGATGTCCTCCTCGTTTTCGATTGGCCTGTCGGGCATGATCGTGGGCACGAAGACGTTTCGTCAGTCGCTGCAATCGCTGACGCAATCGGTGACAGCGCAGTTCGTCAAGATGGGCGTCGATGTCGTCGGCGACTGGGGCAAGAAGCAGATCGCCCTCGCTGCGCTGTCGGCGGCGGGCCAAGGTCAGCAGACGGCGGCGGCGCAGGCGGGCGCGGCGGCGCGCGCCGGCGTTTCGGCCGGCGAGGCGGCGGCCGGGCAGGCCTCGATTGTCGCGGCTGCGCTGAAAAGCATCACGGTTTCGGCGTCGGAATCCTTCGCCGGCGTCTTCGGCTTCCTGGCCCCGGTGATGGGACCCGCCGCGGCAGGCCCCGCCGCCGCCGCCCAAGGCGCCGTCCTGTCGGTCGCGGCTTTCGACATTGGCGCCTGGTCGATCCCGCAAAATCAGCTTGCGATGGTGCACCAGAACGAACTGATCATGCCGGCGGCCGAAGCGGGCGCCTTCCGCTCCATGCTGAGCCAGCAGGCCAGCGGCGGCGGCGCGGGCGCGCAGAGCGGCGGCGACACCCATGTGCATTTGAACGTCCATGCGCTCGACGCCGGGTCGGTCAAAACATGGCTCGGCAACAATTCGCGGCAGATCATGAAGGCGATGAATCAGGCCGTGAAAAGCGGCGATCACCTCGGGATGCGTCGATTGGCGGCGCTCTGAGCCATGGCGCAGCTTTTCGGCGTGTGCCTCCTGCCGGCGACCAATGAGTTCGTCTATGACACGATCCCCGCGCAGGGCGCGCGCTGGAATCCGACCGGCGGCTATTTTTCCGTCGGCGCGCTCGAAACGCCGGGGCCGATCAACTGCTATTATGCGCCCGGCGGGACCAAGACCGACTATTCCTATGCGCTCGATCAATTGCAGGCGCAGCATCCTGAGTGCCAGACGGTCGCGCTGGTCGTGGCGTGGTTCGGCAATTCGACCGACGCCGCGACCTGCCGGATTTATCCTTCGACGACTTACCTCAAGGGCGCCTTTTCGAGCTGGACCGGCGCGGGGTGGGCGGGGACAAACTGGCAATGTTCGGGGCTGAACCAGAGTTCGGCCGGGCTGATCCCGATCAGCCAGTCGGGCGGTTCCTTCACCTATGGCGGGACCCCTTCGGACCAGAGCGTCGTCCGCTGCATCCAGGATTTGAAGGCGCGCGGCTTCCGCGTCATTTTCTACCCTTTCATCCTGATGGACGCGCCGGGGCAACCGTGGCGGGGACGCATCACGCTTGCCAGCGACCGCAGCGCCGCGACGACATCGGCGATCAACTCCTTTTTGGGCTCCGCCGCGCCGGCGCAGTTTGCGCGCGATACGACCAATCTGACCGTCGCCTATCCCGGCTCCCCGACCGATTACACTTTCCGGCGCTTCATCCTGCATTACGCCCATCTCTGCGTCGTGGCCGGGGGCGTCGATTTGTTCCTGATCGGGTCGGAACTGCGCGGTCTTGAAATATTGCGCGGCCCCAACTGGACGCCGGCCGGAACCACCGACGCCAATGGCTGCGCCGTCTGGGACTATCCCTTCGTCGCGGGACTGACCCAGCTTGCCGCCGATGCGCGCGGCGTGTTCGACGGCGCGGGGCTGACCAAAAACCTGGCGGCCGGCAAAAACCTGATCGCCTATTCGCCCGACTGGTCGAGTTGGAACGGCTGGCAACACGCGGGCGCCAACGGCCAGTGGCCGCATCTCGACTCGTTGTTCGCCTCGCCGAACATCGATGTCGTCTCCTTCGACAACTATCTGCCCCTGTCCGACTGGACACTCGGCGCCGGCGGCCTCGACGCGCTCAACTGGAACGCGCCCGCGCCGACGTCATGGCCACCGTCGACGGCATCCATGAACGGACTGGGCCTGTCGGGTTCGCCGACGATCTATAGCGGCGCCTATCTTCAGGCGAACATCGAGGGCGGCGAGGGCTATTCCTGGTATTATAACGACAGCGCCGGCGGCGGGGTCGGACTCGATCCGCTCGGCTCCGATCAGCGGTGCAGCCTGCCGCAGGGCGACCGTCTCGCGCAGGCGCGCAAACCCTTTTCGTCCAACCAGCAATTGCTGGCGCGCAAGGCGCTGCGCTGGTGGTGGAACAACCCGCATCGCGCGGTTTACGACACCGGCGACGGCCAGGGCTGGATTCCACGCGGACCGGCGACGCCATGGACGCCGCAATCCAAGTCGATCGTTTTCGCCGAATATGGGTTTGCGACGGTCGACCGCTGCACCAATCAGCCCAACGTCTTTTTCGACGCGAAGTCATCCGAGAGCGCGACGCCGTTCTGGTCGCTGTGGCAGGGGCCCTATGGGGACGTCTGGCGGCCGCAACGGGACGACCGCCTCGCCGACATGGCGTTGCAGGCCGTCCACGACTACTGGAGCGCCCCGGCTCATAATGAAACCTCCGGCGCCGGCGCGCCAATGGTCTTCACGCCTTTCGGCTGCGCCTGGAACTGGGACGCGCGGCCCTTTCCCACGTTCCCGCTCGACGCCAGCGCCTGGGGCGATGGCGGCGATTGGGCGACCGGCAACTGGATCGCCGGCAAGGGACCGGCCCTCGGTCCGCCTGCGCTCGATCCCGCGCCGGGACCTGGACGCTACGCCCAGTTTCCGATCCTGACGGGTCAGGGGTGGAGCGTGACTTATGCGCCGCGATTTTCGACGCGCGCCCACGCTCATGTTTCGGGACGCGAAACCCGCGTCGCCAGCATGAGCGGGCCGATGTTCGATATTGGCTTGACCTTCGATCTCTTGCGCGGCGACGCGACTTCCCAAGAGGTTCAGCAGGTCATCGGCTTTATCGGCGCCCATGCGGGGCAGGGGCGGCCGTTCCTGTTCCGCCCGCCGCAAGACCTGAGCGTGTTTCTCGGCGCGCCGCTGGGCGTGGGCGACGGCGCGACCACGGGTTTCGCGATTTCGGTCCAGATCGGCGGCTTTGCCCAGCGCGCGCAAGCGCTGTCCGGCGCGCCGACGGTCTATCGCGATGGCGTCGCCCTGCCGGCGAGCGCCTATGCCGTCTCGATCCTGCCGGCGACCGTCACTTTTGCGGTCGCGCCCGCGTCAGGCTCTGTCCTGACCGTCGATTTCACCGCCGCGCACCTCGTGCGATTCGCCGACGATGGCCAAGAGCTGGAGCAATGGATGAGCGATTTCTGGAGGCTGAAAGCTCTCAAGCTGGAAACGGTGCGCGCATGAGCCTCGTCCGGTTTCCGTCGCTGCCCGGCCAAGCCTGGAGCGTCACCAAGACGCCCCGATTTTCGACCCGCATCGCGTCCCATTCCTCGGGCCGCGAAGTGCGCGCCGGCCTTTACGCCCACGCGCTGTACGAGTTCGAGCTGGCCTTCGACGCGCTGGATTCTTCCGGCGCGAATGCCGGCTTGCAAACGCAATCCCTGCAAACCCTGATGGGTTTCTGGCTGAGCTGCGGCGGCCCGTTGGGGACCTTCCTTTACGTCGATCCAACCGACAATGCCGTCGCCAGCCAGGTCGTCGCCATCGGCGACGGATCGAGCGCGAGCTTTCCTTTGGGCCGCGCCATCGGCGGCTATTATGAGCCTGTTTCCTATGTTACTTCGATCTCGGCCGTGACCGTGGGCGGCGTCAACGTCTCGGCCTATTCCCTCAGCGCGCCCAACACGATCGCCTTCGCGACTGCGCCTCCAGGCGGCGCGGCCATCGCGGTCAGTTTTGCCTACGCGTTTCAGTGCCGCTTCCTCGACGATCAAGCCGAGTTCGAAAATTTCCTGTCCGGTCTCTGGCGCGTTAAAGGCCTCAAATTCAGGCAGGTGCGCTGATGAAATCCGCTCCGGCGGCTCTCGTCGCCACGCTCAACGCATTGCGGTCAACCTCGGCCGCGCCCCTGCTGACCGCCGAATGTTTCACCATCTGGCTCGCCAGCGGCGCGATCCTGACCTACACCGATCTCGACCTTCCGGTGTCGCTCAACGGCTATACCTATGCCGCCAATTCCGTGCTGGTGTCGGGCCTCCAATATCGCGTATCTTGCGGCGTCAATGTGGACAGCCAGCAGGTGACGTTTTTCGCGCGCACGACCGATACGGTTGGCGGCGTTCCCTTCCTTCAGGCCGTGCGGCAGGGCTTGCTGGATGGCGCGGAAATCCAGCGCGAGAAAGCGTTCTTCACCGCCTGGGGCGCGCCGCCGATCGGCTCGGTCATCCTGTTCAAGGGACGCGTCGCGCAGATCGATTCCATCGGCCGGACCAGCGCGCAGGTCACGGTCGCGTCCGACCTCGTGCTGCTCGATATCGACATGCCGCGCAATGTCTACCAGGCGAACTGCCAGCACGTGCTTTACGACGGCATGTGCGGCGTCGCGGCTGGCGCCTATTCCGCGCAAGGGTCGGTCGCGGCCGGCTCGACGCCGTCGCTGATCGAATGGCCGGGCGCTAACGCCTCCTATCAGCAGGGAACGATCACCTTCACATCCGGGGCCAACACGGGCGCGACGGCGACGATCAAAGCAGCCGGAAGCGGATGGCTGCAACTGGCCTATCCGTTGCCCAACGCGCCCGGCGTTGGCGACACATTTTCCGCGTCCTTCGGTTGCGATCGCACCATGGCGACCTGCGCCAGCCGGTTCAACAATCTCAGCCAGTTTCGCGGTTTTCCGTTTGTGCCGCCGCCGCAAATCATGACCGGCCCCCTGTCTTCGGTCGCCTCCAGCGGCGGCAAGGGCGGCAAATAGGAGTTTCGATGATCGAAGCCGAACAAAGGCGCGCCGTCGTGGCGGAAGCGCGCAAATGGATTTTGACGCCCTATCACAATGGCGCCGACGTGCGCGGGGCGGGCGTCGATTGCGGCATGCTGATCGTGCGCGTGTTCGTCGATCTCGGCCTCGTGCCGCCGTTCGATCCGCGACCCTACGATCCCGACTGGATGCTGCATCGCGACGATGAAAAATACCTGAGTTTCTTCACCGAACGCTGTGCGCGCGTCGCGTCGCCCGAGCCGGGCGATATCGCGCTGTTCCGTTATGGCCGCTCCTATTCACATGGCGGCGTCGTCACCGCGAAAGATCCGGTCTCGATCGTTCACGCCTATCACGACGCCGGTTGCGTCATCGAGGAAAGCCTCGCGCAAAACCCGGCGCTGACGGACCCGAAGCGAAGGCTCGCGTATTTTTCGATTTGGGCGGGAAAGGCGGCGGCGTAATGGGCTATCTGCGCGCGGGGAACGCCAACACCCAGATCACCAAATATTCAGGACTGCAAGTCCAGACGACCTCAAGCAGCGTGCCGGTGCCGATTGCTTACGGGGCCAATATTCTGGCGCCCAACTGCTTCTGGTATCGGAATTTTCGGGCGCAGCCGCAACGGTCGGGCGGGAAGGGCGGCGGCAAGGGCGGTGGAGGCGGCGGCGGAACGCCGTCCAGCTACACCTATAGCTGCGCGATCATGATGGGCGTCGGCGAAGGGCCGATCGCCGGCATCGGCAGGATCTGGCAGACGACGACCACCGCCGTCGATCTTGCGGCGCTGGGCCTGAGTCTTTTCGGCGGCGGTTCGCCGCAGCCGGTCTGGCCCTATCTGGCTTCGGCCTTCCCGAGTGAGGCGTTGACCTATCCCGGCGTGGCCTATGTCTGCAACGCCAATTACAATCTCGGCGCCACGGCCAGCGTCGGCGACAATAATTTCGAGGTGTTGGGCATTCTGCACGGCACAGGCGTCAATGGCGTCGACGCCGACCCGGCGCAGGTGATCTCGGATTTTCTGACCAATCCGCAATATGGCGTCGGCTTTCCCGGCGCGTCGATCGACGCGACTTCGCTTTTCGCCAATTCCGGCGACTCCTCCTACCAGACTTATTGCTGGGCCAATTATCTGGCGATCAGTCCGGTCCTCAACATGCAGGAAACCGCCAGCTCGATTCTCACGCGCTGGCTGCAACTGACCAATTCCACCGCCGTCTGGTCCGGCGGGATGCTCAAAATCATCCCTTATGGCGACAGCGCCATCACGGGAGGTTCGGCGGCGTCCCGGAGAACCTGGACGCCTAATCTCACGCCGGTCTACGATCTGACCGACGAGGATTTCCTGCACACCGAGGGCGAGGACCCGGTCAAGATCAACCGCTCCGATCCCTATGCCGCCTATAACAGCCAGGCGATCGAAATTCAGTCGCGATCCGACGCCTATAACACCGGACCGTTTGTCGCTTTCGACCAGTCGGCGATCAATCGCTTCGGCCTTCGCATCGGCTCGACCGTCACGGCGCATGAAATTTGCGATGCGCAGGTGGCGCAGACCGCCGTGCAGCTGATCCTGCAGCGCGGGCTCTATATCCGCAACACGTTCGTGTTCAAGCTGTCGATGGAGTTCTGCCTCCTCGATCCGATGGATCTGGTGACTTTGACCGATCCGGCGCTGGGATTGAACAAGACAGTCGTGCGGATCGTCGAAATCGAGGAAGACGCCGATGGCGCCCTGACCGTCACCGCCGAGGAATTCCCCCAGGGCGTGGCGACGGCGACGCAATACCCGTCGCAAGCCAAATCCAGCGGTTCGCCAAATAGCGACGTCGCGCCGCAGCCGGTCAATCCGCCGCTCATGATCGAGCCGCCGCCAAACCTGACAGGCAATGCCGCGCAGCTCTGGATCGGCGTGAGCGGCCAGAACGGGGATCCCAATTGGGGCGGCTGCGTCGTATGGGCTTCGCTCGACGGCAATTCCTACGCGCAGGTCGGACGCATCGCGGCGCCGGCGCGGCAGGGCGTTCTCTCCGCGCCGCTGCCGGCCCCCACGGGCGGCAATCCCGATACGCTCGGCACGCTGGCGGTCGAGCTCACCGCGAGCGGCGGCGCCCTGGCTTCGACCACAGCCGCGAGCGCGGCGGCCGGCGTCACCCTTTGCTATGTGGACGGGGAGTATCTGAGCTATTCCACCGCGACGATGACCGCCGCCTGCAAGTATGGCCTCACCGGCCTTTATCGCGGTCTCGGCGGCTCCTCCGCCGCAGCTCACAAGAGCGGCGCGACCTTCTGCCTGCTCGATTCCGCCCTATTGACCTACGATATTCCAAACGCGCAGATCGGATCGACGGTCACTCTCAAATTTCAGAGCTTCAATATTTTCGGCGGCGGACTCGAGGATGTTTCGACCTGTGTCGCTTATCCCCACACCCTACAGGGAACGGGAATGACCGGTCCGGTCGCCTCGGCTTTGGCCGTGGGCGCTGCGCTGGATTATGGCCACGTGAGCGGCGACGCCATCGGTGAAAGCGACGACTTCGGCACTGTGTCCTCGCCCGCGACCACGATCATCGACCTCGGAAATGTGACGTCCAACTAAGTCCGCCGACGGGCGTCGCCGCTGCAAAGGAAAATCAATGTCGGTTCAAGTCAAACGACGCCGTGACACGGCGGCGAACGTCGCCGCTTTCGCCGGCGCCCAGGGCGAATTGATCGTCGATACAACCAATAATCGCCTTACGGTCCACGATGGCGCGACCGCCGGCGGGTGGGCGGCGGCCAAATTATCCGAGGTCATCACCAACGGGCGTACGGCGGTCTCCGACGTCTCTTACGCGGTCCTGGCGGCGGATCGCAGCGTCGCCTATACGGCGCTGACGGCCGCGCGCAGCATCAGCCTGCCGGCGGCTTCGGCCTATCCCATCGGCACGCCGCTGATCCTGTTTGATGAAAGCGGCGGCTGCTCGGCGATCAACGCTCTCACCGTCGCGCGCGCCGGCGCCGATACGATCGACGGAGCGGCTTCGGCCGTCATCGCCACGCCCTATGGCTACGTCGTCCTCGAAAGCAACGGGTCCAGCAAATGGACCATCATCGACCAGTCGCTCGGCTCGATGGCGACGCAGCAAGTCGCGCAAGCGGCCAACGGAGGCGCGATCCAGCACCAGGTGATCGAGCAGACCGTGTCGCTTTCGGGCGCTTCGACGACGGCCCCGGTTCCCATCCCGGCCAATTGCATCGTCCTTGCCTGCGGCTGTCGCGTCATTGCCGCCGTCACGGGCGCGCCGTCCTTCGGCGTCGGGGTTTCCGGCGCCGCGACCCAGTTCGGCGCCTCCCTCAGCGGTGCAGCGGGCGCGACCAATTACGGAATCGTCGGGCCCTACGGCTGCTATTCCGCGACCAACCTCATCGTGACCGCGACATCGGGCAGTTTCACCGGCGGCGTCGTGCGCCTGTCGCTGAAGATCATGCTCGTTCCGCCCCCCACATTTTGACGCGTAAAGGGAACAAATTCATGCAATGGAAAAATCCCGACGGCTCCATAACCAATGGCGCGGTGATCGAAGACGGCGCGGGCAACAAGCTCGGCACCGCGGCCAATCCACTCAATGTGACAGGGATCAGCGGCGGGGGCTCGGGTTCGAACGCGTCGGTCGGCGCGACCGGTTCGAGCGTCCCGGCCAGCGCGACGGCGGCCGGCTACAAGAATCCGGCGGGCAATCTCGTCATTGCCGCGCTCACGGCGAGCGGCGGCGTGCAGGTGGACGGCTCGGGGGTGACGCAGCCTATCAGCGCGGCGGCTTTGCCGCTGCCGGCTGGCGCCGCGACGGCCCTCAACCAGCCGTCGCTTGTCGCGACGAGCGCGGGCGCCGCTTCGCGCGAAGTCATCAGCGATCCGCTGTCCGGCGCGGGCGCCCTGGTGCAACCGTTCCACAACGCCGACAATCAGACCATCCCCTCGACCTCGAACGGTTTGATGACGGGCGGCGTGGCGCAACTCGTCAATTCCGCCGGCAACCTCAATCGCCAGCGCGAGACCGGCTTTGATGGCGTTCCGGCGGCGGGCGTCGCCGCCGGCGCGCAGCAACTCGCCGGGCCGCTGTTGTCCACCACGATGACCAGCGGCGCGATCGGCGCCTCGACGTCCGCGCAGACGGTCACGCTGGCGCAAAGCGGTCTGGCCTGGACCAATCGCGGCGTCTTGTCGACGGTTCAGGTCGGCACGGAATTTCTCGTCGACGCGGGCCTGTCGACGCAGGAGATTGTCTTCGTTTCGGCCTTCAACGCCAGCGCCAGGACGATCACGGCAGTCTTCAGCAAGGCCCACGGCACAGGCGCCACATTCGCCACCTTCACCTATAATCAGGCGCGCGACGCGACCATCTCCGACGGCTCCGCGCCTGCAGGCATCGCCGCGAGCGCGGCCTATTTCTACAACCCCATCAGCCAGACCATCGAAATCGAGCGTTCGGCGGCGGGCGAACTGGATGGCGCCACCGGAACCGGCGCGGCTATCGCCGCCGAATACGGCTACAATGGCGGCGGCCCGTTCACCAACGCCGGGGCGCCGTCCGGTCTGGCCTTCGACCGCGCCCGAAATTTGCAGGGCAAAGGAGCCGGCGGTTCGACGCTCAGCGGAGCGATCGCGGCCGGCGCGACCTCGATTGCGCTCAATGCGGTGGTCGGCCTGACGCCTGGCGCGCAGATCCGGTTCGACCGAGCGCTCGGAACCGAGGAATGCGGCTATGTGTCTCAATCCTATGTGCCGGGAAACCTGACAGTCGGGCTGCAAAGCGCACTGGCTAATGGGCATGCCTTGTCTGGAACGGTGGATTGGGACGTGTTCGCCGCATCCGGTCCCGGACTTAACGGCTTCACCGCAACCGGCATCGGAATCGAGGAGGCCGCGCTTTACGATCCGGTCAGTGACAAATACTACATCGAGCGCGCGGCGACGCAGGACGGCGTCTCGGCGCAGAACGTCGTTCTTGAGGCGCCGGGGCTATGGAACGGCTCGACCTTCGATCGTTGGCGCGAGGGCGCGGTCACAGGCTCCGGCCTCGTTTCGCCCGTCGATAATGCGACTGGGAGCGCCACCGTCTCCGCCACCGGCGTTCTCACGGGCTTTCCGCTCAATACTGCCGGTTATGGCAAGATCACCGTGTTTGTCGCGACGTCGTCATTGGTTGGAATCCTCGTGTTTGAAGGCTCCAACGACGGATGGGTGACATCATCGTCCATTTATGCAGGAAATATCACGCCAAACCAGCTTTTTTACTCGGCGACTACGAGCGTAAGCAACCCAGCGGCAGGGCAGGTCTTTGAGTTTCCGCTGGAATATTCATCCGTGCGCGTCCGCTGTTCGGTCTACGCCTCGGGCACAGCCACCGTTCAATGGAACACCAAGGCGTCGGGCCAGCTCTACCGGGCGCAGACGGATCAGGGCGCGCCCGGCATTTTGAACGGAGCGTGGTTCCAGCGCCTCACCGACGGAACCAACGGTCCCGCCGCTGTCAAACCCGCCTCGACGGCCGCCGCCGCGACCGACCCCGCGCTGGTCGTCGCGCTGTCGCCGAATTCGCCCCTTCCCGAACCCTACGCGGGCATCGCAGGCGCGGCCGGCAATATCGGCGGCACTTTCGCGATAACCGCGGCGGGCCAAAGTGTGACGTTCAACACCCAGGGCTTCCAGTCCATGCTGGTTGAAGTCACGCTGGCGGGCTCCGGCACCTACATCATCTGGGAAGGCTCGAACGACAACTGGGCGACCGCCTATTCGGTGGTCGCGTCGCGCATGGACACGCTGCAATATGGCCCGGCCTCCGGCCAGATCGGCACGTTTTCCGCGGGAACCCTTTGGGAAGTCCCCACCAAGTTCGCGCAGATGCGGCTGCGCTGCCCGTCCTACACCAACCCGGTGACGCTGCAATATTCGTTCAAAGCCGGGCCGGTTTCACGCTCGGCTTTGGACCAAGGCGCCGCTGGCTCTTATCCGTGGCTCGTGGCGGCGCAAAGCAACGGCGTCGCGTCCACCAACAGCCTGACCCAGCTTGCCGCCGCCATCGCGCCGGCCACTCCGGCGGCCACGGCGATCAAGGCCAGCGCCGGGCGGCTTTATCTGCTCGATATCGGCAACGCCGGCGCGGCCGATGTCTGGGTTAAATTGTTCAATGTCGCTGTCGGCTCGGTCACGCTCGGGACGACGCCCGCGACGACGAACCTTTATGTTCCAAAGGGCACGCGCCAGCAGTTCGGCATCGCCGACATCGGGGATTATTTCTCGACTGCGATCACCTACGCCGTGACCGGCGGCATTTCGCTGACGGACAACACGGCCATCACCGCCAGCACCGTGACGCTGAACGCCCGCTACGCTTGAGGACGATGAACTCGGCGCCGCCGCCACCGCGGTGGCGTTCCGTAACGCTTGATCCGAGCCGTGAGGCCTATCCAAGCAGACTCAGGCCATACTGGGCGGAAAGGTGACGCATATATGCCTGTGGCTTTCAATCTTCGCGCGCTGCGGAACGCGACCTTCCGTTTCACCCGCGACTTGACGGCTTTTGCGGAAATTTACGACATTTCCGCCGCGACCGTCAGGATGCAAGCGCGTCTTTCGCCCTACGCGGCCGACCCGCCTGCCTATCAATGGGTGTCGGGCGCGACGTCGGGGGGGCAAGCCGCTTTCGATCCCGCAACCAATCTGTGCGTCTTCGCGGCGCCAGAATCCGACATGGCGACCATGCCGGAAAGGCTCGATTACGATTGCCGGCTTGAACTGGGCAATGGCTCTTGCATCGTCTTGTTCGAGGGAAAAATCCATTGGACTGCGGGAATAACCCGCCTGCCGGGCGATGCGCAATCTTTGCTCGGCGTTTCCGGAATAGGCGACACGGTCACCGTCGATGGCGAAACTGTGGCTTCGCCCGTTCCATTGCCGCTTGCGCTGTCCGCCGCCCTGGCTGCGACCAAATCCGCCCAGGCGTCCGCCGCGCTTCAGGCGAATAACGCGTCGGCATCGGCGAAAGCGGCGGCTGCGGCTGCGGCGGCGGCGAATTCCGCCGTCTCGGAGGCTCTTGCGCCTGGCTCGCTCGCGGTCGCCTTGGTCGCTCTGCTGCAGTCGCTTCCAACCGCCCCAATCTCCGCCAATCCAAGCCTGTGGAGCAATAATGGCATTCCCACCTATTCTTGATGCGCGGATGAAAATCTGCCGCTTGCTTTGCGTACTGGGAGCCGTCATGGCGCCCGCTCTCGCATTGGCGCAAAAATATCCATCGCCGATCTATAAGAACGTGACGGTGCAAGGCTCGGTTTCCGCGTCAAGCTTTCAGTCTGGCGATGCGTCGACTCTGACTGTGCTCGAAGGGTCAACGGCCCGGAGCCTGTCGACGCGATTCAACGAAGTCGTGAACGCCGCCGATTACGGCGCCAAATGTGATGGGGTCACGGACGACACCGCCGCATTCGCCAATGCGATCGCCGCTGCAGAGGCGCGGATCGTGTCCATCGACTATTGGATGCCAAGCGGACTTCCGGAAGTGTCGGTTCTCCCGGGCGTCTGCATGACCTCGGGCATCGTCATCCACAAGGCGATCTGGTTTCATGGAGCGGGCGCCTCGAGCACCACCTTCGTGCTCAGGGCGGGGTCGAATGTTTCGACGGTCAAGGTCGCCGCGGACGCGCAGGCCGACCCGACGCCTTGGGCCGGGCACACCCAGCCGAAACTGTCCGACTTTGCAATCGATGGCAACTCAAGCAACCAGACCGGGACAAGCCACGGCATTGAAGTGGCCGATGCGCCGTACACGCAGGGAATGCGATACGGGTCCGGCGTCAGGATTAGTGACATCGACATCTATGGCGTGAAAAGCCATGGCGTCTATATCGGCAAAAACCGCAATTTCGGCTGGATAGACAGGGTCATCGTCAATTATGCGCAAAACAATTGCATCAGCTTTTCCGGCGCCAACGATTGGGACTTGAATGGCATCAGCGTAGGCGCCTGCGCATGGAACGGTCTTGATTTTTACTACTCCAGTCAAATCAAGATCGTCAATGCAGATATATATAATAATACGGGTAGCGCTATCAAGGTTGGGGCCGGGTTCGGGGGATACATTTTTGTATCCAATTCCACTCTCGGAGCAAATTGTGCCAACGGAGTTGATATAGAGCCGGGTTCGGTCACGCAATCCGGGTACATTGGCTTTGCCAACGTGCAGATTACCGATAATTCTGTTTGCGCAAACAATTCGAACTCGCATTTTTATGTCAGGAAGTTCCCCAATTTGGTATTAAGCAACGTTTGGTTTTATTATCAGGGCTCTGGTAATAACGCTAAATACGTCATCGATAACGACTCGGTTAGCCCTGTCGCCGTATCCAATCTGACCATCGCGAGTGGGAGCACTACCCCTTACGTTACGGCGCCTTTTGCGACGCCTTCCCTGGTCACGGGCACGGTCAATGGCGTCCCTTATGGCGCAGTCTCTTCCTGCTCTGGAACGCCGGCGTCTTCCTTCACTGTCACCAACGGCATCGTGACCCATTGCTGATCGGGAGGGACGCCTGAAAACGCCGCCGCGTCCCGCTCTTTGCCCGCCCGATTGAACCGTCGCAGCCGCTAGCCTCCGGGGGCTTTGTCGCGCGCGCAATTTCGCGGTGATCGCGGACCATTTCCGCAAAAGGACTCCCTCATGACCTTTCTTGCCAATCCGCTGGGCTTTTCGCCCTCGGAATTCAAAACCTATGTCGAAAAGCTCACGTGGACCGGCTGGCGGCCCAAGTATCTCGTGCTGCACAATACCGCGGCTCCCAATCTGCGCCAGTGGACGCATGGCAATGCCGGTAAGGATTACGAGCATCAGCGTGTTTTGAATCTCAACCACTATTACAAGAGCGAAAAAGGCTGGCATTCCGGCCCGCATCTCTTCATCTCGCCCTCGCTGATCTGGGTCGCCTGCGACCTGACAGCCGATGGCGTCCACGCCTCTTGCTACAATCGCGAAAGCCTCGGCGTCGAAATGGTAGGCGATTACGGCGTCGAAGACTTCGCATCCGGCGACGGCGCGAAGGTGCGCGACAATGCCGTCGCCGCGTTGGCGATCCTGCATCATACGCTCGGCATCAGCCCTGACACGCTGCATTTCCATAAGGAATGCCTGCGTGACCATCATGACTGTCCCGGCAAGAATGTCACCAAGTCGGACATCATCGCTCGAATCAAGGCGTGGTCCAAGGACGGGTCTCCCGCCGCTCCGGTTGCCGCAGGCGGCGGTTCGAGCGGGAGCGCCGGCGCGCGCGCGTCTTGCGCCGAAACCGAGAAGGCCGCGCCGGTTGCGCTCGGCGGATCCGAAGCCGCCGCTTATACCGACAAGGCCGCGCTGATTTACAAGTTCTGGCTCGCGGGGGGCTTCACCCCGGCGCAGGCCTGCGGCCTGCTCGCCCAGGCCGAGGCCGAGAGCGCCCTCGATCCCAAAGCGGTCGACGCCCATGGCCAGGCCTTTGGCCTCGACCAATGGCGCGCGCCGCGCGTCGATGCGATCCGCACCGGCTGCGGTGTCGATCTGCGCACGTTGCCGCCGCTGGAAGAGCAGCTCAAGGCGGCGTTGTGGGAATTGCAGCACACCGAAAAACACGCGCTGAACCAGATCAAGGCCACAAAGACCGCCTTCGACGCCGGCTATGCCGCCGCGCGCTTCTGGGAGCGGCCCGCCCACGTCGCCCAATACGCCAAGCGCGGCGCCGCGGCGGAAAAATGGGCCGCCTATTTTGCCAAACATCCAGTGTGAAAGGAGACAGGATGCATTTCGACTTTGCCTATCTCGCGGCCCGCCTCAAGGAGGCCTCTTCCTGGTCCGGCGCCGCCGCCTCGCTCCTGGCCGTGTTGCATATCGCCGCCAGCGCGGACGTCATCAACGCCGTGCTCGGCGCCATCGCCGCGATCGGCGGCGTCATTGCCGTTCTCGCGCCCGAAAAGGCCTCGTCGTGAACGGCTTTCTGACGGCGGCGCGCCTCGCCGTCCAGACATGCCTCGGCCTTGGGCCGCAAGCTGCGGCCGGAACCCCGCCAGCGGCCGCCCCCCTGTTCACCTGAATCCACGAAAGATCATCGCATGAAAAAATTGCTTTGCGGCGCGTGTATGGTCGCGCTGTCCTTCGTCGCGCCGGTTTCGGCCATGTCCTACATCAACCCGGCCAATGTGACGGCGGCTTGCACCATCCTGTCATCGGTCGAGCAGACCGTTCTTGCCGATGAGGCGCTGGCCAACCAGATCGCCGGAAAGCCGGTGGTGCGCACCGGCGCGACCGCGACCATCGTCAATGTGACGCCGGCGCTGTGCCAGCAGCTCGGCGGCGTCGCCACAACGATCGCCGCCTCGGCGCTCGCCCGCGCGCCGACGCCGGCGCCGGCCGCGCCTGCGTCCAAGTGAAGTTGAAGAGGGCGCGGCGCTTTTCGCCCATGCCTGGTCAAGCTTTTGTTAAATGGAAGCGAAGTAATGGCGGCGGATCTGAATGGCGGCGAATTGCCGAGCTGGCTTGTCACGCTGGGCGCGAGCGCCTTGACGGCCGTGGGCGGTTTCATCCTGGCTTTGGTCAATCGCGGTCCGGCGCTGCAATCCGCCGTCGATCAGCGGCTGAAAACCTTGATCGACGGCTATGAAAGGCGCGTCGACGATTTGACCCTCGAAGTTCACAGCTTGCGCGAAGAGGTCGTCAATTTGCGTCGCGCTCTGGCGGATGCGCATTTGAAAACGGGCTTTGGCGCTTGAACTCTCGTTCTCCAGATGTTTATGGACGCAATGTCATGATGTGACAGATCAGCCGCCACAATTCTTTTTGCCCCGTCCGGCTTTTGCCGGACGGGGCTTTTTTGCGTTTGGGCGCTCGTGAAGGCCTGTCGATAAAACGGCCTTGACTCGAACCCGGATTTGGAGTTTTTTTGAATAGAACATAACAGGAACACAAGCCCGACCGATGCTCAAGACCCATGCGCCAAGAGACGCGCCAAGAGACGCGCCCCGCATAAAAACCTTGGCGGCTTTGCGAGATCTTCTCGCCCGGGCCGGGCAAGGCGCAATGGCGCCGGATCGCGCGCTTCGCTTCACTTTGGGCGCGCCGAAGGTCGACGCTTTTCTGGACGGAGGCCTGGGCAGCGCCTGCCTGCATGAGGTTTTTGCCCCCTGGGGCGCCGATGGGCCTTCAGCCGTCGGATTCGGCCTGGGGCTGGCCTTGCGCGCGGCGTCGGGACGGCCCTTGTTCTGGGTGCGTCAGGACATTCTGGAGGGCGAGGCCGGGCGGCTGAACGGCATGGGGCTGGCCGAATTCGGCGCCGATCCCGACGCCTTGTCGCTGGTGCGCGGCAAGGACGCCGAGGCGGTTTTGCGCGCCGGCGTCGAAGCGGCGCGGTGCAAAAGTCTGGGCGCGGCGCTGATCGAGATTTTCGGCGCGCCGCGCGCGCTCGATCTCACCGCGACCTTGCGTCTGGCGCGGGCGGCGGAGGTTTCGGGCGTGACCGTATTTTTGGTGCGCATTTGCGCCGGATCGGAAGCCAAGACGGGGCCTCCGCCCAGCGCCGCCGTCTCACGTTGGCGGGCCGGCGCGCAACAGTCGAGCGCCCTTCTGGCCAATGCGCCGGGGGCGCCCTGCTTTTCCGTAACGCTGCTGCGGCATCGCGGCGGCGCTGCCGATCGTTCATGGCGTTTGGAGTGGCAGCGTGACCGAGGCCTGTTCGAGGAAGCCGCCGATGGCGTCAGCGCGACGATACCTGGCGCTGTGGCTGCCCTTTCTGCCGACGGAAAGGTTGCGCCTGATTTCACGCGAGGGCGCCGCGCCGGATGACGCCACGCCCTGCGCGCTGGTGGAAAAACAGAAAAATGCGCAGAGGCTTTGCGCGCTCAACGCCGCCGCCCTGCGCCAGGGGCTCTCAATCGGCCTGTCGCTGGCGGATGCGCGGGCGCGCCTGCCGCACCTCGTCACGGCGGAAATGGACCGTCCCGCCGACGCTCGGATTCTGGCGCGTCTGGCGGCGCGGTGCGAGCGCTATACGCCGCTGACGGCGCTCGACGAGCCGCAGGGTCTGGTCCTCGACGTCACCGGTTGCACCCATTTGTTCGGCGGCGAGTCGGGGCTTTTCGCCGCCCTGCTGCGGGACATGGCTGCGCTGGGCTTTTCCGCGCGCGCCGCGCTGGCCGGGACGCCGGATTGCGCCCGCGCCCTGTCGCGTTTTTCCGCCGGTGGCGTTTTTGCGCCCGAGGACGAAAGACCCGCGATTGCGCGCCTGCCCTTGGCGGCGCTGGAAGCGGATGAGGAGAGTGCGCAGGCCTTGCGGCGCGCCGGCCTGAAAACGCTCGGCGATGTGGCCGCCCGGTCTTCGCGCCTGTTCGCCGCGCGGTTCGGGAACGATTTTTCCCGCAAAATCGAACGACTGTTCGGCCGCGAGGACGTGCGCATCAATCCCCTGCGGTCGCCGCCCGATTGCATGGTGGAACGGCATTTCCTCGAGCCCCTTACGCACGCTGAGTCCATTAAGGCCGCCTTGCAAGACCTGATGCTGGAAACCGCGCTTTTGCTGACCCGCCGGGGGCAGGGCGGTCGCGCTTTCGAAGCGGTGTTTTTCCGCGCCGACGGATTGGTCCGGCGTCTGCGGGTGGAAACCTTGCGCCCGACGCGGGACCCGAAAATCCTGTTGCGACTGTTTGGCGAAAAGCTCGACGCGCTGGCCGATCCCCCCGATCCAGGCTACGGCTTCGACGCCTTGCGCCTCGCCGTGCCGCGCGCCGAAAAATTTGAAACATTTCAGGCCGATTTTTCCGGCGCGGCGGCGCAGGACTCGGAACAGGAGTTGAGCGAATTGCTCGACCGGCTGACGACGCGCTTCGGCCGCGAACGCGTGCTGCGTTTCGTCCATTTCGACACCTACGAACCGGAGCGCGAAAGCCCTGCCGTTCCTGCCGCCGCGCCGTTTTCGGGACGCGCGCCCTGGCCCGCGCCGGAACCGGGCCAGCCGCCGGCGCGTCCGCTGACCCTGTTCGATCCGCCGCAGCCGATCGAGGTTCTGGCGCTCGCGCCCGATGGGCCGCCCGCGCGCTTTCGCTGGCGAAAAAAACAGCATGACATTCTCCGCGCCGAGGGGCCGGAGAGGATCGCGCCGGACTGGGCGCGGCTCGATCCGGCCCCGCTCGGTCCCGAGGCGCCGACGCGCGATTATTATCGCGTCGAGGATGTCGAAGGCCGCCGCTTCTGGCTGTTCCGGCGCGGGCTTTACGAGCGCGGCGACGAGACGCCGCGCTGGTTCGTGCATGGGCTGTTTGCGTGATGGTTTATGCGGAACTGGTCTGCGCCAGCCATTATTCTTTTTTGCGCGGCGCCTCGCCGCCGGATGAACTGATCCGCAAGGCCTTGCAGCTGGATTATTGCGGGCTCGGCCTGTGCGACCGCAATTCCGTGGCCGGCGTCGTGCGCGCCCTCACAGCCCTTGAAGAAATCGCGCGCTCTCCGGACGACGAACTCGCGCCGCGCGCGCAAAACTTCAGGTTTCTGGCCGGCGCGCGTCTGGTCTTTGCCGATGGCGCGCCGGACATCGCCGCCTATCCGGCCAACCGGGCCGGCTGGGGGCGCCTGTGCCGCCTGCTCACCCTTGGGAAGAGACGCGCGAAAAAAGGCGAATGCCGTCTCGCGCTCGACGATCTTCTGGCCGAGGCGGACGATCTTCTGCTCATCCTGCTGCCGCCGCCAAAACCCGGCGCGCTGGAAAAAACCCTGCCGCGTCTGCGCGAGGCCTGTCCCGAGCGGGTATGGTTTGGCGCCCATATGCCGCGCGGCGGCGCCGACCGCCGCCGCCTGCAGCAATGGCGTCTTCTGGCGCAGGCCGAGGGCGTCAAATTGCTGGCGCAGAACGACGCGCTTTACGCGCGGCCGGAAGATCGCGCCTTGCAGGATGTGCTCTCGTGTGTGCGCGAGCGGATGACCTTGGCGCAGGCTGGGCGAAAGCTCGAAAGCAACGCCGAACGCCATCTGAAGGCGCCGCGCGAAATGGCGCGGCTGTTCGCCGACGCGCCCGAGGCGATCGAAGAAATCCCGCGCTTTTTATCCCGCGCGCAATTTCAATTGCGCGAATTGTCCTATGAATATCCCGATGAGCCGACGCCGCGCGGCTGGACCTCGC